AGAAGTAAATAATTACTATCTTGAACAAGGTATTGCTAGTATCACTGAACCTATTCTAGATCTAATTAGAGAAGAAGTACTTAATTTAATTCAATGTCCATCTCCTGAAATATCTCAAAAGATAATTAATAGAGTACAAAATCTTGCAAGAATAATAAACCAAGTAAAAAATAAATTAACTGAGTTTCAAACAATAGTGAATATAACAAGTGCTTTGCTAAACGTACTAAGTAGAATTGTAGATATATTGAAAAGAGTTATAACAGCCTCAGGACCAGCAGTCGCTGCTGCTGCAGCAACTCCTTTCACTGCAGGTATTGCTGCCCTACTTAATAAAATTATAGGAACAGCTGATCGTTTAATAATTAAGTACGAACCTCGAATCGAAGCTCTAGATAAATCAACCTGCGCCGCAGCTAAATCTATAACATTTGTCGTTGCTAATGTAAACGTAGTAGATGCGTTTATTCGAGTAGTTGATGAGTTACTTCGTAGGTGCGTACAGGACTTAGCGGATTCCGATAACCCTCTATCTAGGAGCATAGCGTCAGCATTAACACCTATCAGCGGCGGAACATTTGCGAGTAGAGAGGTTACCTATAGAGGATACAAAGTTGAAATACGAGTTAAAGAGAGCACAAATACGCTTAAGCAAAGATACGCAGTAGGAATTGATGCAAACGGAGTAGTAGCAATACAAGGACCTTTATCTTATAGCGCTGACGCAGAAATACTTATCGAAGAACTTAAACATAGAATCGACACATATTTAGGCTAAATCTATTTATAATTATGAAAGCATCTGATTTTAAGAATATTATTAAGGAAGCAGTAAGAGAGGCTATTAGAGAAGAACTCTCTGGAATACAGCAACCAGTACAAGAGCAAGTAAGTACACCTACTTACAAACCTACTGGTAACGCTATGTTAGACGCTCTTAATGAAACCAGAACCTCTATGACTTCTGAAGATTACAGAAATCTAGGAGGAGATTTTAGAGCAGATATGGCTCAAAGTTTTAATAGAGCAGCATTTGCACCTCAAGGTAGATCAGTAAAACCAGTTTCCGATGACCCTAGAGCAGTAGAAGCAGCTGTAGCATCAGCACCAAAAATAGGTTTAGACTTATCTCAGTTAGGATTTGTGAGCAAAGCAGCTGCTATTGTTAATGAGGTAGATAGAAAACAGAAAGAAAAGTTTAGCGTATAATGGCGTACAAGGTTCAAAGAATTAGTCCCTTAGATCTACAGCCAAGGAAAGCTGTAGGAGTAGCTTTACCTTTTTCAGGTAGGGCTGTTTTTAATTCTACGTATACCTCTAAAGAAGCGATCCGAGCTAATCTGATTAACTATATGTTGACAGGTAAAAACGAACGAGTATTTAATACTAATTTCGGCGCCGGTCTTCGAAATTTACTATTTGAAGCAATAACAGAAGAAAGTATACAAGAACTGAAATTAAATATAACTAAAAACCTGGAGTTATATTTCCCTAGAGTAAAAGTAAGCTCTTTTGAGATCAACGCTATACCGGATAACAACTTAGTCAATCTTGAATTAAAATACTCTGTAGTACAAACTAACATAGAAGATGAAATATCAATTAACTTTGAACAGTAATGGCACAAGAAAGAGAGATTCAATATTCAAATAAGACTTTTAGCGATTTCCGTCAACAGTTAATTGACTACGCTAAAAACTACTTTCCAGATACATATAATGACTTCTCACCTACATCACCCGGCATGATGTTTGTAGAGATGGCTTCTTATGTTGGAGACATACTCTCTTTCTACCAAGATATACAGCTACAAGAAACATTTCTTCAATACGCTCAAGAACCTGGGAACCTATACAGTTTAGCATACATGATGGGGTACACTCCGAAAACAACCTCAGCAGCAATTGTAACGTTGGATGTATATCAACAAGTACCTTCTAAAAACGCCGGTACCAACGCAGTACCAGATTATGACTACGCTATCACATTAGATAATAACGCAGTAATACAGAGTGCTACTAACCCACCGGTTCAGTTTTTAATTCAAGATAAAGTTAATTTTAGCTTCTCATCATCTTACGATCCAACTACAGTATCAATATACGAAACAACAGCAGGAAATATTACAAAGTTTTTACTTAAAAAACAAGTAAAAGCTATCTCAGCAGAGATAAAAACCACTACTGTATCAATAGACAGTATCGAGAAGTTTAAAACAATTGAGATTAACGATACAAATATTATTGGGGTTCTAGATGTTACTGATAACGATGCAAATTCCTGGACTGAAGTACCTTATTTAGCACAAGATAGTGTTTTTGAAGAAACAACCAACATAGCTTCAGACAATAATTTAGTTCCGTATTCACTTAACATACAGAAAGTACCCCGTAGGTTTGTTACTAGATTTACGTCAACCGGTGCTTTGCAGTTACAGTTCGGAGCAGGTCAACCTGGAAATGATGATACAGTAATCACCCCAGACCCAACTAATGTAGGACTAGGTACTGTTAACGGAGTAAGTAAGATCGATATTGCATACGATCCTTCTAACTTTATGCATACCGGAGCATACGGTTTAGCACCATCATCAGAGTTGACCATCAGGTACTTAGTAGGAGGAGGTGTTGGATCAAACGTTCAAGCAGATTCACTTACAACTGTAATATCATCTACAAGAACTGCAATCCAAACCGGATACGAAGATACATTCTCAGTAAACAACCCAGAGTCTGCAACTGGAGGTAAAGATGGAGATTCTATTGAAGAATTAAGACAGAATTCAATACAGGCATTTAACTCACAATTAAGAGCAGTTACTAAGGAAGATTATACAGTTAGAGCTTTGACTCTTCCTCCGCGATTCGGCTCTATTGCAAAAGTATTTGTTACACAGGATCAATTAACCAGTGTTAAAAGTCAACGAGACAGTATTGTGGACAGTAACCCACTCTCACTGTCAATGTACGTACTCTCCTATAATAGCGATAAGCAGCTTACAACAGCTTCTTCTACATTAAAGACAAACTTAAAAAATTACTTATCCCAGTATAGATTAATTACTGACGCTATCAACATAAAAGACGCGTTCGTAGTTAATATAGGAGTTAGGTATGAGATTGTATTACGCCCATCAGCAACCGCTAAAGATGTTTTAACAAAATGTACACAAGCGATCCAAGACTACTTAAACATTACTAAATTGAGTATAAATCAACCTATTAATTTATCTAAGATATACACTCTACTCGATAAAGTAAAAGGTGTACAAACTGTACAGAATGTAGAAGTATTTAATAAAGCTGGAGGCAACTACTCAGAGTACGGGTACGATGTGAAAGGCGCTACAAAGAATAACATAGTATACCCTTCGTATGACCCGTGTATTTTTGAAATCAAATACCCAGATACAGATATAGAAGGTAGAATTGTAACTTTTTAATAAGAAAGCATGGCAGTATTTAAAATATTCCCCGAAAAAGACGCTACTATATATTCAGAGTACTCTAACATGAATACCGGTAGAGATGAAATCTTAGAGATAGCATCGTATTACAAAGGTAGTGACCGCTATGTTAACCGCTCTGTAATTGCTTTCGATACTGCCGAAGTAAACTCAGTTATAAATACTTATATATCTTCCTCTAATAGAGCAGCAACAGATTTCAGCGCCTCCTTGCGACTAATGTTAGCAAGCGCAAATGAAGTACCTACTGCTTATAGATTAGAAGCATTTCCGGTATATGCCAGTACTCCTGGTACATGGACAGCCGGGAACGGTAAGTACGGCGATTCACCAAGAAACTCAAGCGGTGTATCATGGGATTTTATAGACTCAACAGGATCTTATAGTTGGGCTACAGTAAATAATGTTACAGCTTCCTACACAGGTTCTTCTATAGGAGGAGGTACATGGTACACTGGATCAGGAAATTACGACTTTACGTACATGACTCAATCTCACACCGTAGTATCTACTCATGATGCAAATATAAACATTACTGAAGGTATTAAAGCTCATTATAATGGAGAGATTACTAACGCTGGATTTATAATAAAGTTACAAGATAGTTTAGAATTCCAGACTGATCGTCAACTCTACTTAAGGTACTTCTCTAATAACTCACATACAATATACCCTCCTCATTTAGAATTAAAATGGGATGATTTTCAAACTGACTCTACATTAAGTGAAGTAAGTGATCCAAATATTGTTATGAAAATTAAGAACAATAGAGGAAAGTATACAGACGTAGGTAGACAGAGATTTAACTTACATGTTAGACCTAAATATCCTACTAGGACATTTACAACAAGCTCTGTTTATTTAACTAACTACTATCTTCCTACAGCTTCCTACTGGGGACTTAGAGATGAAAATACCGAAGAGATGGTTATCGATTTTGATACTACATTTACTAAAATAAGCAGAAACACTACAGGTAATTATTTCGATATATACATGGAAGGATTAGAACCAGAGAGATATTACAGAGTGTTAATCAAATCCGAAATAGACGGCTCTACGAATGTTATTGATGAAAATCTAGTTTTTAAAGTAGTACGAAATGGGTAGTAAAGTAGATTTAAAAAACAGTACAGTTCGTTTAGATGAATTTAACCGCCGTATTGATAACTCTTTTAAGTATTTTGCAGAACAAGAGCAACAAGTAGATACAGATACGGTAGAAGAGCTTTTTAGGTTATATGATAAATTATATTTAGAAATTCCATCAACTGGTGAAAACTCACACCAAACCTTAGTAACACGAAGCTCTGAGATCTACGATGCAGGAGAGGATCCGAACATCACACTCCTACAGAACGAGATTGCAGATCTAAGAAGACAATTACTAGAAGCAAATGAAGCTATCTTCGACTTATCAGATATAAACACCAATCTTACAGGATTAACAACAAATGGCTAGTATTACATTCTCTATATCAGACGCAGTTAGTCAAGGAAGTTTATCCCAAAGAGATCAGCGTGAGGTTAACACCGTAGAGTTATCTGCACAGTTTAACCCTGTACAAGATTTTGCGGAAGCATCCCTATACAACAACCAAGGAGCGTTTATAAGTACTACTAGAGTGAATGTAGGTGTTAATCCTCCTAGCCCTCCTAAGGATCCATCGCAATTAAATGAAGAGAGAGATACTACTTCTAGCACAGTTATTATAGATCCTACTCCTTTATTAAATTCTGTTCCCGATCCTTTGAAAGACGGTGCTAGAGCGGTATATAGTTTCTTCAGACCTCTACTTTCAAATTTTAAATCAGAAGAAATATCATACGATAGAACAGAAGTTAAGTTAAAATCTATCGGAGCTGACCGTACACAATCCTCAATTGATCTACTAATAAGCTCAGTAAAAGACGCAGCGTACTACGGTAAAATCGGAATCGATCACGCTGAAGGTAACTATACTCCTATTACAAACGTAATAGATGATGGTGAGTACATCTACTTAAAACTATACAGACCTCTACCTGATTTAGTTAATTTAGGAGACTCTATTAACATTAATCAAGAAGTAGCAGACCCAGTAACAGTTACGTTTAATTTTACACCGGATGTACCAGAAGAAGAGCCAACACCTTTTTTAAGAACCGCTAACTTTAATATTAAATTAGATGATAGTTCTGCTGTATCTACAGAGTACTTAAACTACGATGAACTATATAGCTTACCTGTTACTAATTCATATAACAGAATATTCTCAGAAGTAGAAAAGACGGGAGTTGAATTAAGTGTAGACTATACTAATTTTGAAAACTTCGTACACTTCTCATCTGCTAAAGAAAGATTAGCAAACTTTAAGTATAAACTAGATTTATACGATCAGTATAGAAGAGAACGAGCAGAAGCAGCAGCATTATCTAACGCATCTAACGCAATTACTTCCAGTAATTTATATTATGATAATTTAATTAAAGGAGTAGTTTCTAAGTTTGATGGGTATGAGAGGTACTTGTTTTACGAAAGCTCCAGTAAAGCTTGGCCGAAAGCAAGTAGCGATAAACCTTATATTAATGTATCTAGTAGTGACGCTGCCGCCACAACTTGGTATGCAGCAGAATATGCTTCAGCTTCCCTATATGATGAATTAAACGAGAGTAACCTCGAATATACCGTACCTGAATTTATCAGACAGGATGATAGCAACGCACCTTACAGTCTATTTTTAAACATGATTGGTCAACATTTTGACGAATTATGGATATCAGCAAAAGGTATTACAGACAAGTACGATGCAGATAATAGACTAGACTACGGAATATCTAAAGAGTTAATTGAAAAGACACTCCAAAGTTTTGGTGTTAAGCTATATTCTTCAAATTTTGCTACCGATAATCTGCTTAACTTATACACTGGTCAATGGTTCTCAACAGGATCGGAAGATATTAATACATTTGTAACTGCTTCAAATGACCCTTCACCAAGTAATAGTATTATAAAAGAGACTTATAAGAGAATTTACCATAACCTTCCATACCTACTTAAAACAAAAGGAACAGAGAGAGGTTTACGAGCTCTTATAAACTGTTTTGGTATTCCAAGCGGATCTTTAGCTATCACAGAGAGTGGTGGGTACACAGTTGGAGACTATTATTATAATAGAGCATCAACAGTAGATAAGATTAGATTAGACAATACAGGAAGTCTAGTTAGCGGAAGTACATTAAGTCTCTATACATCTATACAAAAAGAAGATAATAAATACACTCAAGACCTTCATCAAATAGATATTTCTTTCAGTCCAACTACTCAACTAAATAGTGAGATTGAAGACTTGGTAGTCGCAAACACTCCAGCTGGATTTAACATAGACGACTATATAGGAGATCCCACTACATTAAATTCCGGTAGTTACGCATCTCTCAACGCATTCGCTGCTAGAAATATAGCTTCAATAGAGAGATACGATGTCTTTGACTTTATAAGATTAATCAAGTTTTTTGATAATCAACTCTTTAAGATGATCAAAGATTTTGTTCCTGCAAGAACAGAAACCACGACAGGTATTACAATTAAACCTCATATTCTCAACAGGAGCAAGATAAAATCACCGGTGGTAGATTGGTCTCAACCTGAATACACAGGATCTATCGATACTGCATTTATTTCAGGTTCATCAGCAGGAATATTTGATAACCTATCAACAACATACTCTGCTAGCCTACTCACACCATCTGGATCCATCTTAAGAATCTATGATGATCAAGCAGCAAAAATTAACGGAGAATTAGGAGGTACAGTTTTAACTATATACAGTGGAAGTTTAAATGAAGCAAACCCACTAAAAAAACCTTCTCCAATCTTACCAATTTACGAAGCATCCGGATCTAATGGTGTAACTCCTACAACTGGACAGTTCACTTGGCAATTCGGAAATATTACTAGACAACAAGGAGGGCTTACCATCACCACAGGGTTAGGAGTCACATCTATATATATTAACGAGGTAGACAGTAATGATGTAAACCTAGAGAATGCTTTAGGAAACCTTAATACCGGGGACGAATTAACCTTTACTGTAGACTATAAATTCTTCGACCTCGATTTCTTTAGCCCAGGACCAACCGGACCAGTTCGCTCCAAAACTGTCACTCAGACTATAGAGAATATTGCAAGTACAACAGCAAGTACATGGTATATTACATTCACCAATAACAGTATCGATGCATTAGTAACTGAAGGACAAGTTCTCCTCTATAGTGTACACCCACTAACTAGAACATCTACCTCAGTAATATTTAAGCCATTTATTAACGTATACAATATTGACTACCATCCATATAATGCTACTTTAAATAACGCTTTCAAAATAAGTAACGCATCTTTCCTACAAGAAGTAGACTACAGTACAGGAACCA